GTGGTGTCTAGGGTATATTTTATTTAACAACATAGAGAGGAGAGATTTTAAATGATGAGAGCAATCAGCGTTATGCAAAAATTAAAAGAGGCCGAGAGAAACGTTAAAGAATATGAAAGCGAAACTTGTTTTCAGATCGATGACCTAGACAAAGAACCCATTGTGATGGGGGCAAAAAAATACCCCAAAAAGACAATAGCTGAACTAGACCAGTTCAATGGCAACGTAACAGTTAGAATCGGTAGCTGTAAATCCCATATTGAACTTGAATGGCGTGATGCTAAAAGCTTAGGTAAATGGCTTGTTAATATGTTAACCACGTTTAAACAAAGGGTAGTCTATTTCAATGTAGAGGATAGGTTTGCAACTGTTACCGAAAATATTTTAAAACATTTTCACCTAAAACCTTATATTGAAGACGACATTAAAGAGACAATTAAAATGCTTCAAGAGCTTATAGGGGAAACCAACAATGTTTAAACGCTTTAAAATAATTAAGGATTGTGGTAAATATGGAAATCCAGGTAAATTTATTATCCTGGACCGTAAAAAGTTATTCTCTTTCTTGCGAGATAAACAATACACACATGAAGTGTTTGACACTAAAGAGCAAGCCGAAGGGTTTATTTTTGGTAAAAAGGCGCTTTAACATATTGAGTCTATTAAAGAAACATTAATTATTAATGAACACGAATTTCAAGAGGATGGAAGCCAACCATATCACAACTTAATTAACTATAATTGCGAGGAGGTTATAAGATGAAAAAAACTAAAATATATAAATCTTATATTGAATTTTTAAGAAGAAAAGACAAAAAAGTTAACGGGGTTAGTCCAGAATTTGCTAAAAAGCATCCTAACTATTCAGATATGAATATGACTAACCAAGGATGCTGGAATTGCCTTAAGTGTAGTTATTGCAGAGATTGCATTTATTGCAGTGATTGCAGAGATTGCAGAAATTGCAGTTATTGCAGAGATTGCAGTGATTGCAAAAGTTGCAGAGATTGCAGTTATTGCAGTGATTGCAGTGATTGCAGAAATTGCATTAATTGCGATGATTGCAGAGATTGCATTTATTGCATTAATTGCGATGATTGCAGTGATTGCAGTGATTGCAGTGATGCCCAATAACCCTATCATTGAAATTACCGAAAGAGAAAAGGAAGATGAAAAAATGTATGATGAATACGAACCTACTAAAAAAGCATCTCTTTTTGAGATGGCTGAAAAAACAGTAAAAGTAGACCGGAAAAAAGATTATGGTTCTCCAGCGGCGTTGTGTGAACATATTGCAGGTATGTGGAACGCTTACCTTGGCTTTCCTGAAGATAGGAAAATCACCCCAGAACAGGTACCTTTTATGATGGTACTGTTTAAAATGGCGCGGGAGTCGTTTAAACACAAAGAGGATAATTTAGTTGATATGATAGGCTATGTTGGTGTTGCCGATATGGTAAGACGAGGAGAATGAAAAAGCCGATAGGGGGGTTGTAATAGAATTTAAAGTGTTTACTTTCGTAACAACGAAAGCACACAGCGGCCTTTCCACGTCAACGCTTCAGCATCCGTCATTTGTTTAAACTCTTTTAAACTTTTTTTATAAACCGCCGTTTTAGAACTTACACAATGTTCATATGATACCGTTAACTTGATATACCCGTTGCCCGCACTTAAAAACGTCCTAACGTTGATATTACCGTACTCTTTTAAAGAATTTTTAAGGATGGTTGACACTATGTCTCGCTTTTTTTAATAGGCCGCAAAGCACCAATAACACAATAGCCCAAACTTTTCAGTCCTCTTTTAAATGCGCTTGTGTCGCTATAACCGTATTGCTTTGCTACCTCACTTTTAGTTAAACCTTCCTCATATAAAAGATTGTGTATCTTTGGCAGATCTTTTTTTGTCATTTTAGGTTTCATACCTATATAATAGCAAAAAACATTATCTAGAACAAGATAATAAAACACTTGACTTATTATCTGAAAACAGTTAATATAGTTTAAGAGATTAAGAGAAGGAGAAAAAAATGAATAAAAAATATTATTTTAGTTTTACATGGGATTTACCGATCGGAGGGTTTCCTGCTAAACATCCAGATGACGCTAATTTTACAGGGGGATATTATGATGAGAAAGAATTGAGAGATGTAACCAAGTCAATATTAAGTTATACGCAAGAATTAATCCAAAATTGTGAGTTGGGAATTGATGCTTCATCTAAATTAATTATTGAAAAATATGATTGTGAAAATGATGCATTAAGTGATATTGAAAGAAAACAAAAACCTTATAGAAGTTTTATTTTAATAAAAAAGGATAATTAAAAATGAATAAAGAAACATTAAAAATAAATTTAAATTCGGAAAATAGAGAAAAAAGAAAACCAGCACTGCCTCTTCGATATACTGGCACTATGAAAGGCTTAATGGAAATACTAGACGACCTTATTAAGCCTGATTTGGCACCCAACACGTTTAACACAGATCAATCAGCTTAGATAAGGAAAATATCACGATTTAATACATTATCAACAAAAAATAAACGTGGTCAAACCACGAAAGGACAATAGAGATGAGAGACAAAAACGGTAATTTAATTGTGTATTCACGTCGTTATAACGGTACCTGGGTTAAACGAAAAATAGTAAAGGTTTCAGGTAAAGTAGTGCCAGATATCGTACCGATGAAAACAACTAAGTTTGAAAAGCTGCATGGTTATAGTCGGGCTATAGCTAAGGAATGGGGTATTTAAGATAACCATTTTTTGTGTCGAAAAGACAAAAAAGAGAATACACCTAAATTTTATGTTTCTTTGAAAACCCCGGATACGTATTTTTGATTTTGAGGTTAAAATCAATGTGTCTAGTTCAACAATTCTAACTTTGTAACTTATATGGAGAGGTTTCAGACGTGAGTTTAGGCCCATTTTTTAACCTCAGGTTACAAGGTTACAAAACACATTTCTTTATCTGCCAGTAGATAATGTTGAGTTTAAATCAGTGGATTTTTTTGTAACCTGAGGTAAACTTGACAGGTTACACCTCCATTAGTATTTGTACTTAGCTTCATAAAATAGGGATTATCTACTGGCAGATAGTTGTTTGAGTTTGAGTGTCGCATAATATTTTGAGTAGGGGATGGGGCGTTAAGTTCAAAAACATCAAGATTTATCAATCCTAGACACCCTAGAAAGGTTGTAACCGCCCATTCACCCACTCATTTTTTACTATTTTGCTTATTGACAAAATAAATAAAAAACCCTTCCCTAGACACCATTCATATGAGTTTAAGTTCAAATACAAACATTAACTGTTACCCGACATGTAACTTTCCCCATTCACCCACTCAGCCGTTTTTTTGAATGGTGTCTAGGGTGTGTTTTTTAAAAATTTAAGTACGAAATTTAACTGAAAACAGTTAAAAAAGTGAAAAAATCTTGTAACCTTGTAACCTGGGAAAAATGAGCAAAAGTTACAAACTTGTATGTCTGGGGTTTTGGGTATATTTATGCGGAGTGTGCTTTTTAACTATATCTGTTTTCAAACAAAAAGTAAATTCCAATTTAAATTTGAATGTGCTAAAATTTAAGTGATGGAAAATAAGAAGCTATCTGACAATTTTTGTTTGAAAGAGTTTGATTATATGAATCCCGACCCTCGCCTTTTGCTGATATTACAGCACGTGCGGACTAAAACAGGTGCGTCTGTACATATTACGGATGCTACACGAGATGTGCCAAAGTTGATTTCTATTTACCGAAAACTAGAAGATGAAAAGAAGATCAAAACAAAGGGGAATGGTTTAGGTAATAAAGACCTAATAGATCTTATTCCTTGGAAGTCACGACACTTACCGAAGTTTGGAAACCCGAATTTAAGGGCTTGTGACATAAAGTGTAATCGAAAGATAACCGGTAACTTTTACACAGGACAGGAAATTCACGATATGGTGATGGAGTATGTGGAAAGCGAAGACTACGCCGTAGCGCTTGAGCTTAGGGGGTACAGCCCCGAAGAACGCTATGTAGGTATAGGTATAGGTTATCATTATGCCCACGTGGATGTAGACAGGAAAAAAAACACCCTGTGGAGGTATAACTACTAATGTTAGAGTTAATCAAAGCCGTTTCTAGCCCGATCAGTGCCGTTGGTAATATTCTAGATAATCTTTTTACCTCAGAAGATGAAAAATTATCACGTGCTGAAGTTATGGCACGTATACAACAACAACCCAAATTAGCGCAAACAGAAATTAACAAAATAGAAGCACAACACCGTTCACTTTTTGTGTCCGGATGGCGGCCTTTTATTGGGTGGGTATGTGGTATTAACCTAGCATACCTGGTATGTATTCGTGATTGGCTGGTGTGGATAACAACGGCGTTTCACTTAGATATGACAGTTCCACCTCCTGTGGGTATGGATATCACAGTTGAACTGGTGGTGGCCTTGCTAGGATTAGGCGGCCTTCGTACATTTGAAAAAATACAAGGGAGAGCAAAGTAAAAATGGCCGAGTCAATAATAACATGGAAATATGTAGCTGTCACAACAATAGGTATGCTAATTGGGGGTGCGCCTAGCCATTTCTCAGATTTACGTCATCCTACACGTGATGAGGTTTCCACAATGATACAAAAAGAAGCCCCTTTAACCTTTGCTAATGATTTAAAAGAAATAAAGCAGGTTCAGAACGAAATAAAGATTGAACAAGCAAAGTTATCAGTGACACTTGAAAGTGTTTTAGATGAACTTAAACGAGATCAATATAAACGAAAAGATGAATTTAAACGAGAAAAACTTTAGAGATGTCAACAGCATAAGAGAACTAGCCGATCAGGTAACGTCTTTGGCTGACCAGTTGACCGATGAAGAGTTTAATTTTTGTGAAGAGTATTTAAAGAATATGACAGCACCAATAGCCCTTGCAGTGGCACGGGCTTTACCTTATGAGGATATGCCACATCGAAGAGCTGAGAGTTTTTTAAACAATCCAAAGTTGCTGGATTACCTGGACTTACGACGTAAGATTATACGTCGAACATTTATTACCAAAGATGATGTAATGCTGAGGCTGTATCAAGCTTTAGATAAATGTACTCAACCTATTCCAATAATCGATAAGAAAGGACACCCGACGGGTGAATATAGCTTTGATTCCAGGGGCGCAACCAAGATACTTGAAATTCTTTCAAAGCATTTTGGCATTGCGGATATAGACAAAGATAAAAAAGACAAAAATATAACACCTGTGGCCCCAAAGGTAAGTGTGAATAAAGACGACTTGGAAGAGTTCATAAATAAGTTCAATGACGAATATTGATAAAGGGATATTGCGAGAGCTTTGCGAAAAAGATCACGTAGCTTTTACCCGTTATTTTTTTAAGCAACGCAAGCGTCAAAAGTTAATACTAAACTCACATCACCACGTGATAGGTAAGACGTTGGATAGAGTATTTTCAGGTGAAATAACACGGCTTATTGTTAATATTGCTCCCCGATATACCAAGACAGAAGAAGTGGTAATATCGTTTATTGCTAGAGGTTTTGCACTTAACCCTAGTTCTGAATTTATACATGCTAGTTACGCTGACTCTTTGGTTATGCGAAATTCCATGACAATTAAAGACCTTATTATGCACGAGACTTTTCAAGAGCTATGGCCGATGCAACTTAAAAAAGATAGTCAAAGTAAAAAAGCTTGGCGTATTGCAGATCACGACGGAGGTCTTTTGGCCGTTCCCTCAGGCGGAACGATCACAGGTTTTGGCGCTGGATTAATGCAAGAAGGTTTTACAGGTGCCTTGGTAATAGATGACCCTTTAAAACCAAAAGATGCGTATTCCGATGCAATGCGAACCAAGATCAATAATCAGATGACAGACACGTTTTTATCCCGTCTTGCACATAAAAAAGTACCTATCATTGTGGTTATGCAACGGATTCACGAAGATGATATGACAGGTTTTTTACTTAATGGTGGAACAGGTGAAAAGTGGCATCATTTATGTTTACCTTGTGAAATAACTGAGGACACTAAGAAATACAGCCATTCTGAATTTCCATATGGTATTCCTATTAAATATGATATACCTAATGGTGCTTTGTGGGAGTACAAACATAGCCTTGAAGACTTGGAAAAAATGCGTCGTTCCGACCCCTACACTACGGCTGCGCAGTACGATCAGCGACCAACACCATTAGGAGGGGGTATTTTTAAAGATGAGTGGTGGAATTATTACCCAGCGAGTGTACCACCAGAGTTTGAATATCGATTTATTACAGGGGATACAGCACAAAAGACAAAAGAGCATAACGACCGTTCAGCATTTGGATGTTGGGCTGTCTCAGGTAATAAACTGTTTCTTTTAGATGTGGTTAAGGGGAAGTGGGAGTCACCAGAATTAAGACAAGTGTTGCGAGAATTTTATTATAAGCACTGGAACCCTGCAGCACATATAGGAAAATTAAGGTGGGTCTACATAGAGGATAAATCAAGCGGAACAGACCTAGTGCAAAGTCTCGAAGGCGAGCTGCCAATATTCCCCG